GCGGTGCCACCAAAGTTGGCGACAGCCGTTGAAAAAGTCGAAAAGATACGAGCATCAAAACTGATCTCATTCTTTCGATTTGCGTACAGGCGACCATCTTCAGCGACCGCAACATTCTGCAATGCGGTCAACACATTGTCGTTGTCGGCGTACGAAACCGTTCCACATGTCGCCACACCTGTCTCAATGTTTCGCAACGCAGTCGAGTAGGCAACCTCGGCACGATCCAAGATTGTTGACACTCGTGAAGAAGTCAATTCTGACGATGGTGTAAAACCCAACAGCGTCGTTCGTGCCAGTTCATATAAACCATCAGCGGCCACGATGGAGCAAAAGGATTGATTCGGCATGTTGTATTGGAGATCAATGTCGGTCATCTTGCCGACAAACATTTCTGCGGTGCCGGCGAAGACTTTGAAGTTTCGTCGAGGAGCAAGACCGTATGTGCCGGCATACCAACTTGACGCGGTGTTCGCTGGGTCAAATAATCTGCCTGATTGACGATCATCAAACTGAACTTGACAGACACCGACTTGCATATTGTCAATCTGGCTTCCACGGCCACGCTTGATTGATACAGCCAAAACATATTCGGTCGCATCAACAAAGTTCGTCGTCCCATCCAAAACATTCACGGTGTTGTCCAATTTGTCTGTGTCAAGAACGAAGCCGTTTGCGACCTCGCCGATATCAATCAGGACCGAGTATGCCTGACCCCATTTCATTGTCTGCGCCATCAGTTACCTCTGGGCGACAATTTGCGAGATCGCATTTCGGTCAAGTTTTGTGTATTGCTGCAACACTTCAACGATCTCTCGACCTGCTTGAATACCGTTCGTACCGATACCAGTGTTGATCACGATGCTCGTGCCGGTGCCACCAGATGTTGACATGGCCGTACTGGATGCAGGATTTGGTACGGTCGGCAAAGTCGGGATCGCAAGATTCGCATTTGGCATTGCCTTAGCAGCATCGGCGACTTTCTTTATCGCTTCGGCAAGTGCCTCGAAGGCTTCAGTTTCACGATCAGTCGCATCTTTCAAACGCTCCGAAGCATCAGCCTGATTGATCTTGGCTTCGTTCACGTCTTTCAACAGCTCGTCGTAAAGAATTGACCCGACAATCGCACCGCCAACGATCTGATTCAATTCAAACTGAGCCTTGGCCAAACCGTTGGTCGCGTCATATTGATCATCGGTAGCATCCCGCACAGCCAACTTCGCTTCAGCCAACCTAAGTTCGGCTTCACGAATATCTTGCGGACTTGACTCAGGGTCTTTGCGAATGTCAGCCAATTTCTTTTCAGCATCGGCAACCGCAAACAAAGACTCCTCGACGCGGTAGCCGGCACGTTCCACGCCACGCTGGGCTTTGTCAAGATCACGTTGCGCATCTTTGGCTTCCTTCGAATCCGCACCATAACCAGCGACAGCCTGGTTGAACTTTTGTTGTGCCGAAGCAACATCAAGATTTGCTTTGTCAAGATTTCTTTGCGCATCAGTAGTGCCCTTTTGGGCACTGGTCAAAGCCTTCTGGGCAGAGGCTGAGCCTTTTAACGCATCGGTATATTTGAGCATCTTTTCTTTAAAAGTTGCGACAGCATTCCCAGCCTTAGAAGTACCACCAGTCAACTTGTCTAATGATGAAGTCATCCCATCCGTGGCTTCTTTCGCCTTAGGTAGAACCTTCGTTCCGATCTTGTCAAATTGATCAACCGTTGGACTGATTTTATTACCTTGCAAATTCATTGCAATTCCAGCATTAAGAACAGAGTTGCGCATCCTGTCAAAACTTGTTTTCACACCTTCTGTGCGGTCAATCAACATTTGCTCGATGGAGACAACACCATCGCCACCAGTGATCGCACTGGCGAAACCTCGCAACAAATCAATGCCGGCGGCAACAGGTCCGAAGAAATGAACTATCGCAAGTTCAAGGTTCGTGAATCCAAGAATCATTCCTTCTAAGGAGTTAAGAACTTTGAATGTGGTTTCGCCCATTGCTGCGCCAAAGTATTTCAACGCACCAGAAAGACCCTGCTCTTTGAAACCTTCAACCGCAAATTGCAATGCCGGAACTAGACGTGTTTGGAAGAATTCAACCAATTTCATCGCTGCGGGCATGAGAAGATAGCCGATTGTTTCTGTGACCTCACCCAACGAAGTTTTGAGAATCTTTACACGACCAGAGAACGTGTCGGCAGCGACCGCCGAAGCCCCACCAAACTGACCTTCAAGTTGCAGAAGAATTGCACCAAAGTCTTTTGACTTCTTTGCACCTTCATCCAACGGAATGCCCAGTCGAGTCAAAGCACCGATCTGACCCGTTGCAGCACGACCCAAACCTAAGGTCACGGATTCAAGGTCTCGTGATGTGCTTGCGCTGATGTCTAATGCCAAATTGAACAGGCGTTGAGACTGTGTGAGATCGCCAGTCGCTCGAACCAGGTTGCCGAACGCTGGACGCAAATCATCATCGGCAATACCAGTGGCCAACATTGCTGCGGTGATGAATGCTTCTGTCGCCTGCACTTGCGCCATCGTCGCACCGGCAGAACGCTCCAACTGTGCTTGCAAAAGTTTCTGAGATTTCTCATCTTCAGCAGCCATATACACGGCACCAGCTGCCGCACCAGCCACAGCGGTCAATCCGCCGAGCGCAACTAACGCACCTTTCTTTACAACATCAAAAGCATCACCAAGTTTTGAGCCGACCGATTTGATCTTGTCAATAGAGTCCATGCCTTCTTTAGCAAGGTTCTTGAACGCAGTGATTGCGCCATCCGAATTACCAAGAATTTTGACTACAAAAGTTCGTTCACCTGCCATGGTGATTTGATTCTACTCAGTTGGCGAGCATCCGTTTGCGAAGTTCCGCCCACTCGCGTTTCATATCTGCGTGAATCTCACCTTGCGTCATGCCGTCATACTGCGACAAATCAACTGGCGCATCCCACCATTTGGGATCCATGACAACTCGCGCCCACTTACCGCTTCGAGGTTGACGCGCTGTTCGGATGTTGGGAGTGTTGAAGGTTCGTGTCGGTGAGGCGATGTCGGTGATCGTCGGGTCAACGAATCGCCAACCAGAGTGACGGACATGGAACTCTTGACCAGCCTCATGTTGTGGCAGATAGAAGATTCGAGCGGGGTCTTTGGTTGCTGGGTCGCCTTTGAGATTCAGACGCTCATGTGTCTCATGCCAAACCTCATCCCAGTTATCAACCGGCACAGCCTGATCGAATGGGATGACAACATGCCAGTGCGGATTATCTTGACGATGCGACCATGTCGTATAGGCACAATGTATATACGATCCGATATTTGATTCTTCGTACGCTTGACCGTCAAGGTCGGCGACCAACGCCCAGATGTGTGACACGTTGCGATTGCCACGAGTCTTGTGGTCAAGATATGTGACAGGAGAATACAGCGAGCCGTCAGACTTCTGTGCGTGTTCTTTGTGGTCGTGAAGCATCGCTGCAAAGTCCATCCACGATTCGGCGATGGTCTTAGGCCAAACAGACTTGACCGATGGGAAACCAACGACTTCAAACATTGTGCAGAACCTCCTAGGTCAAGGATAGCGAATCGTCAGCCGATTGCAAGCATCAAAGACCGAGTTCGTGAACAACAGTGTCAAGACCAGCCAAGTATTCTTTAGCAATCTCGTTCTTTTTCTTGCGTACTGTCGGCCAGAAGAAGTAACCAGATTGACCGCGATGGCGCAAGAACTGCTTTGTTTTTGGTGTGTTACCACCACCGAACTCGGCACCGAAGAACACGTCACCTCGAGTCACTGGTTTGCGACGATTCTTGTTTGGTCGACTCTTTGAAATAAACTGCTCCCCGCTACGCAAGGCGATTGTCGGAATGCGGTCATTCTTGGCTCGTAAACCTCTTGCCACTTGAATCGCTTGAGTCGATCTGCTTACCGTCCCCGCTTCAAGACGGACATCGTTTTGTAATCGTTTTGCAATCTCGTAAGCGACTTTGCGCATTTCTTTGTTGAATAGATTGCTTGCCTTCGAGAACTTGCGCAAAGTTTCAAAGAGGTCTTTGACGTCAACGGTATTCCCACCTGGACTGACACTGAACCCAAGATTCTTACCGTTAACCACTCCACTGCCACGACCGATCGTTGAGCCGGTATCGCCTGGCAAATTTGGGAATGCTGAGAACGCCATGTTCAGATCCTTTGCGGTGGATTAGTTTTTACTGCCCGCCATCGAAGATAAGCGAGCATCGTGTAAAGCATCCTAGGTGATTCTTGCAGCAGGACAGATGGTGCGATGTGTGTCTCGCAGGCGAGGTAAGAGATCAGCCAGTGGGCTGAGGATTCTCCAAAGGGACGATCACCGCAGAATCGGTTCCAACCTCCACGCTCTCGATTGTTTCAGTCCATTCTTCAAACTTTAGTTGTGTCGTGTGTGTCCGCTTCTGTGCGTGCCATGCCAACCAAGCAAGGTCGGTGAGTTTGAGTTCTGTTTGGAAGTTTGCCACCGATCGGCTTTTCTCTGACTCGAATGCGATGAAGTCCGAGAATTGTGCGGTGACTTTTGCGGTGACGCCGTCAAGCGTCTTGACTTCTAAATTAATTTTCATAACCCTCCTAAAAGTTATTTTTTATGCGGTTGTCTTTGTGATTGCTCCGGAGACAGGCCAGGTTACGTCAGCGGTGTTCAACTCGCCCACGGCTCCGTTTACAGGAGTCCAGTTGTTGCATAAAACTGACATGGCATACTTTGGTGCAGCCGTACTGAGTGATGTCCCGTTCGGGAAGATATTCAATGTGGTTGCTGTTGAACCGATCAGCGGGAAAATCAAACCATCAATGTCGTTGTACGAGTTGTGGAAAGAAAGTGTCACGGAATTGTCGATCAAGCCCGATACGCGAGTTACGGCTCCAGCCGACCCAAAATTTGTTGTTGGCACTTCCGCAGCCGAAGTGGTCAAGGTTATTGCAGCAACGCTTGAAGAAATATCTGTGCCTGCAAGTTGAACGACCGCACCAGTTAAAACTAATTTCGCCATGATTATTTATCTCCTGCCTTATCGGCTTTCGAGGTTGAACTTTGTGCCAGAACCAAACGGCCTGACGCTACGAGCAATGCTACATCAGGAACTTCTAGTTCATCAATAGTGGCTGGATATTCTTTATCCGCCACGATGAACCCTTCAACAACTTGATATTTTGCCATGGCTTAAGCGTACACCACGACGCGAAAGTCGACTGTCAGATAGGTCGTGTCGTTTGCGTCAACGGTTGAGATGTTGGATGCCTCTTCAACGATGAGGCTTTGCGCGTATCCGCCAAGAGTTTTGTCGCCTTCTATGGCTGCTCGAATGCCGGAGTCGTAGGACAGATAGGTGTCCATCAAGTTTTGTGCGGTTCGTTCGGCAGCTCGTCCAACAATGACCGACACCGTGAAAACATGGGTCACCAAACCAGCACCCATTGCTCCGTGATATGTCACCGACTCGAGCGTCGGCCATGCAATACCGCCTAAGGATGGATTGACTTGATCTGGTTGGACTGCGTATGCGCGAAGATTGGTGATTGTTGCAAGACGAGTTTGCAGTCCTGTTTTGAGTTGAGTGACTGTGGCGGTCATGCGAACATTCGCATCTTGCGATACGGCTCGACAAGTTGCATCACGTCAGGATCAAGTGCGCGAGATACTCGCATCACGCCAAGGTCTCCGAAGCCGGCAACGCCGAGAGGCGAGTCGTATCGTTTGAAAATTCTTGACGCCTGAATGATCGTTGCTTGTGTGATCGGCTCAGGAACAGACGGCCAACCCCAAAGAGCGGTCACTTGCACCAATGCTTCTTCACCAAAGTTGTTGTTCAAGGTTGGGAACAGGTAATCGCCGATCGCTCGAATCCTGCTGTACGGAACTGTAAGACCGTCTTGAATCCCGTTCAATGGTTCCAACTGATAATCCGATGTGGTCCATGTCAAGTCGAAGATTTGGTTTGCGTTCTGTGAAACTTTGAGAGTGATGGCTGTTGATGACATGTCGTCAACTTGGCAAACAAAGTCGTCGCCGGCTGTGAACACTCTTGCGCTCGCTGTGCCGTACGCCCAGAACTGTCGGTTTGCGTAGCCGTCAATCAGCCGTGATGCTGCGCCGGCGCAGTTGTCAATCAGTTCGTCGTCTTGTGTGTCGGCTGTGCCGATTCGAAGAGCCGCCTTGATTTGATTGCGCGTTGCGTAACCGTTGGTGATTGCCATGATCTAATCCTACTTCAAGATTTGTGGTGGGAATTCTACCCCAGGCACAACACTATGCTCACGCAAGATTGCTCGCATCTGTTCGCATTGAAGTTCACCGTTGGCGTCGCCTCTGATGCTGTACGAATCTTCTCGACGAATATGGTCGCCACAAGGGTTGCCTCTGAAAGCAACCTTGTAGCCAAGTTTACGAATCTCCATCCATTGAATCCAATCGTTCCAAACGACTTGGCGATAAGGGATGGTGTGAAAGATTGAACGACGAATCAAATATGAACCCAGCATCGGATTGTGACTTGAATGCAGGATATTTTCAAACCCTTGAGGGTCGGCCGCCCACAGTTGACCATTCTGCATCCACGGATTGGATATCACGTTGACATCGTCTTCAACATCCGTCAAACCGTCTAATGCGTCTGGATACCAAATGTCATCCATGCCGGCTGGCATGACCCATTCGGACCTAGCAGCAAACATCGTGTCATTCCATGAGTTCCATTTGTCATGCGGTTGAATGATTTCGTGCCAATGCTTTGGAAGATTCAGAGGTTCTGGTGAAGACACAATCACCTCGTCAGGTTCCGTGTTGAGTTCGTACATCTGTTCTACGAATTGATACCCGAAGCGTTTCCAGAAGTCACCCCAAACGACGACACAGATTGCGATGCTCATGTCAGTCCCAACTCAGATCTAGCCGGCGTTGCAGATCCCAATGACCTTCATCAAAACTTGCGTTCCGCATTTTGTTGAGTTCGTTATTGCAGTTGAACGAAGTAGCATTTTTGCGTTTGAAATGTTCGTCTGCTTGCAGTGTTGCCGAGTTGACATGACTGATTACATCTTCGACCACGGTCCACACATGTATCTTTGCGTGCTTTGCTCGACGCTCATAATCTGTGTCTTCAAAATATGCGGGATGGTAAGCCTCACAAAACAACCCGACATCTTTGACAACTTGTGAACCGATCCAAGCACAAGCCCAAGGTGGTTTGCCTGCCAACTGGATCTCGTCAACAGAAGCACTCAACCAGAAACGCTGTAGTTTGTCTGGCAGAAAGTATGCGTCGTCGTTAAGAAGTAGCCAACCTTTTGCGAATGGTGTCGATTTGATACCAAGGTTCCAAGATGTCGCGACACCGAGGTTTGACGGCATGTCCCAGATGTAAGAAGTTTTGATAAACGGATTGTCAAATGATTCAACTTTGCCTTTGCCGTTGTTGATGACGATCAAAGTTTCAACAGGATAGTCAATTGAGTTGATGCACTTGGCAAGCAGGTCGTATCTGTTTAGTGTCGGGATTATTACGACTGGCACCATGTTGATAGCTCCTTCATTGCAGGCTTCCAGAACTCGTCATAGACCTTATCGGCTTGGTATAGCGCAGCATGGGCAATAGCCTTCTCAGAACGGCTCCTAGGTGCCTCATATGCGCTTTTAAGGGCATCCAAGATGGCGGTGACCCTCGGTGTGAAGAACCAGGAGTTTTGCGCCTGATCCCACCAAGGCTGACCGTCAACAATCCAGCCGTCGCCGACCAGTTCTGGTTGCGCCGAGAAGTTTGACACGATGACTCTGGTGCCACAGGCTTGCGCCTCGACTACTGGTATGCCGAATCCTTCACCCATCGTTGCAGATAGAAGAACATCGGATGCGGTATACATTGCGGCCATCACACCTTGGGAGATGCCATGACGATACGAGTATTGGTCAACGACTTGATATTTGTCTGCACCGATTCCGCAAGACAGAGCAAGTTCTCGCAAGTTGACGCCACCCATCGCTCCGTCTGGCTCGGTGTATAGATAGAGCCTTGCGTCAGGATGACTCGCCGAAAACAATCCGAACGCCAACATGTTCTCCGCAAATGCTTTGCGCGACGGCGAAACACCTTTGTTGAAGTTGCAAATTGTCACGACGAAATGATCGTCTTCAAATCCCATGAACTGACGACCAGTCATCGTTGAACCGTCGTTGGTTTTGACCGATGGTGTCGGTTTGAAAATTGACTCAATGCCGTGAGGGACATAGAGATGTTTGATATTGAAAACATCGAGCATCTTTGAACCGAACTTTGACATTGCGATTGGATACACATTCGGACGATCGCACCAAGCCGCAACTTCTGGTGGCACCGGCTGATGATCAATCGGAACCCATGACGCAATCTTGTTCACGTTCAGCAACGAAGGCGACTTCAAAACCCAAGTATCAAACAATGTCATCAACAGACAAGGCAGATCGCTTCCGTTGCTCCAGTCTGCGTGATGCGCAGCCATCACATCCGTTGAATAGGTTTCAACTCCTTGTGGATAGATTTTGAATCCGTTCCACATTGACGCCGACCCTGCCAGGCCGTACATCGCATGGACTGCTACTTCGTGGTCTTCTTTGGCGAGCCTTTGGATGACTTGCGCGGTTTGCTGACCGTAGCCTGTCGTGGTCCACGGCGCGTTGGAATACCAGGTGATGCGGAGTCGATCGGGGTTGACAACACGGCTTGCTCTGGCAAGTGTGCTACGCCCGCTCGGATCAACTTGTCCGCTATCTCCTCCGGCAATTCGACTGGCACGTTTTTTATGATTACTAGCGTCCACACATGACCTCCATCAATTTGCAGGGAATAGCAAAAGTCGTCGCCAGCCCTGCACGACCTGACGACGACTTAATACTAGTGACGACCCTTACGAGTCGCAAATGTTGCTTACTCTTACGAGTTTGGCATCAACAAATGCTTGACATGACTTGTTTGGATCAAGTTTCCGTCAAGGCGGATTGTGGCGCGGAACGTAATTAAGCCAGTGTTGAATGCGAAGTCATCGCTTCGATCCAGTTGAATTCCACCTGCTTGGCGTACATAGTACGAAGCAAGGTTTCCGAATATCACTGGCTTTGTTGCCGATGCTACGTTTGCCATTGCTGGGTTCTCATAGATTGGGTAGCCCAACAAGATGTCGTTCATTTCTGCACTCATTGCTGGTGAGAAAATGTATTGGCCATTGCCGTCTTTGAGTTGACGCACTTTACCGATTTGGGTTGCGTTCATCTGGAATCCTGTCCCTGGCAAACGACGACCTGCTGTGTCAACCGCGTAAACGAGGTCGATCAGTTTGTCGGCTGTGATTGCAAGAGCTGTTGCAGTTGCTGCGACAGTCGTGACAGTTGTGATGCCGTTTGGCTCGGTTGTTCCTGCACCAGTTGTCAACGCTGTGTTGGCTGCGGTGCCGATCGAGTTTCCGACAACATCTGCAAGGAATCCGAGGATGTCCACGCCACTGTCGTTGAGAAGTTCAGTTGATATCGAGGTCAAGAATGCATACTTGTATGCACCAAGAGTTACGAAAGCATTGAACGCTGGATCCGAAGTTGATGGAGCAGTACCTTCACCAGTGAGTGCTGATGTTGAGTATGTCCCCAAACTTGGGATTTGAAGGTTCTCGCCCGAAGTTGTGTTCAAGATCGTTGATGTCGTAAGCATTGGGCCGACGAATCGAGCCTTCATGATCACTTGATCGTAGAACGATGTTGGAACAGGCGCACCAGTTGAAGTCTTTACGACTACACGCTCTTCGGATTGTCCGAAAACATGTGAACGGACTTCGCCTCGTGCCATTGCTCGAAGAACATCTTTGTCGTTGCGAACTGCTTTTGGTGCATCAGCGACCGGACGAACCTGATCGGCAAATTCACGGGTTGCAGCATCAAGACGAAGTTCACGAGCCTCATCGGCGCGGAGCTTCTCGATTGTTGCTTGACGATCCTCAAGTTCTTTGTTGATGCGATCGTATGTCTGTGACTCTTCTGCTGACAGGTCACGCTTTTCAGCGGATGCAACATCAAGAATCTTCTTTGCGGCTTCCCACGCTGTAGCGCGTAGTGCCATTTGATTTTCAATAAAATTTTTCATTAGATAAACTCCATAAAGTTAGGTTGGATGCGCAGGAAATTGTATTTCTCTTGGCGCGGGTCGCTGACCAAAACACTGGAGCGGGACGCGTACCAGTGGTATTGATTAGAAGTATATGTGCGGGATGATCATAAAAGCAATAGTTGACTAAACAGACTTCTGCAACTGAAGTTTCTTTTGCAAGATAAGAATCGAGGCTGGGACTTGGGTCGGTTCTGCTCGAAGTTTGCTCACTGCACTTGACAGCAAATCAGCCGACTCATCAGACAAAGTTTCACCCGATTCAAGGATCGTGATCGCTTCGGCAAGTTTGTCGGCGTCAACACCGGTTCGTTCGGCAAGGATGTCAAGTGAACGGACACTGGCCGAAGTCGCCTTGTAGGCAGGGAAACCTGTCACGACAGAAACTTCGTGAAGACGAACTTGACGCAACTCTCTGGTCATCCCATCGTCAGACCATTTATCGCCACCAGAAGCAACCGAGAAACCGAACGACATTGAATCAACGTCGCCTCGTTTCATCAAGATGCTCAGATCTTTGCCGACGCTGGTTTCTGGCAGATCGGCGTTGACTAGTAAACCTTTTGAATCTTCTTCAAGTCGTAAAGTCTTTGAACGTGTTGAAGCAAGCAACATTGACGAATCGTGGTTCATATACATCTTGATCGTGTTGCGACCTTTCAAAGATTTCTTGAAAGCACCTGGCATTATTCGCTCGATAAAAGGTAGAGGTTCGGAATCTGAATTGAACACCGCTGCATAACCTGTGAAAGTCATGCCGTTGCCAGTTGGACCTTCACGAAGTTCAAAATCGTTTACTACGATTCGACGTGTTTCTACCTTGAGTTCATCCATAGGTGAAATAGTAGCAAAGTCTTTATCGGCTTGGCGATGGAAAGAAAAGGATCTGGCATCTTTGATTGCATCCGATTTTGATTCAAACCAGTTTCTTGCCGGCTGAGGGTCAAGAGGGTTGATGCCCCACAAGTAATGCGCGACGGCTCCAGCTCCTGGGAACTCTTTGTCTCTTGGGTTTGAATTCTTAGCCGCTTGGAGGTCTACTGCGTGTCTTTGCGCCCAAGCGTTTGCTCTGACGACTTTGTCTTCTGTGATTTCTCCGCGAGCCATATCTCGTGCCTCACGAACTGTTCGAGCGACCAGCCCTTCACCCGCAAGACCTTGCCCGTAATAGTCCAACCCTTTTCTTGCGGCAGTGCGAATATAGACCGGAACTTCAAGAGCGACTTGACGGTGTTCTTCATCAACTTGCCAAGCGTTGCAGTAGTAACCGCCATCAACATATTCATCCCACTTGTGGCAATACGCTTTGAGATTGTCGCCATCTTTTTGAACATTTGTTTCATCGTAGTGATAACAATTACCACAAGCACGACCTTCAGGAACATCCGATGACAAAGCAGGACGATAGTTGTCTGGCAATGCTCGATCAGATTTTGAATACTTTGGATGGTCAGCATTCAACAAATCAAAGTCCGTGATGTAGGCGGGATTTTGAGGACGGCCAACTCGACTCAAATACAAGAACGCATTGACTCGCGCCATCGCCCACTGTCCTCGTGTAACTCCCGGACGATGCGATGTTGAGTATGCGCCGGCACCGCGACGATAAACAGATTTCAAAGCACCAAGGCTCACTCGCGTCCAGGTTGGGCGATTGTTTTTTTCCATCGCATCGTTGTGATCGGTGACCTTGTTTTGCAATGCGGTCGCGATTGCATCATCAATTTCAATGCCACCTTTTTTCCCAGAAGCAGAACCGGCAGGATTCTTCTTGCTGCCAGTTACTTGATCCGATGGCGGTGCTGGTGCGCGTTCGCCACCTGGCTTCATGTCTTCAGCGATAGAGACCGCAACCATTTGATCGATTGCGTCTTGTTTTGTTTCGTGACAGCCGATCACTTCACCGTCTTCTTTGATCGTTGCCCAGCCCGAGCAATCTGGTGATTTATCTGTGATGAAATAAGGCATCAGACCAACAATAATATCTCAGCGTCATCGTCAAGGATACTAAAAGTGATTGAGCCTGTTGCGGTGCAAGTCATCCCGCCAAGCATGGTTGACGCGATGGCAGATCGGTAGCGTTTCGGTTGGACGACTGGTATCTCAACAATCGGCAACGGTTCAATCTTCTTGCGTGGTGTCGTTGAATAAACTCGACGGCCACCAGACGGAGTCGGCTCTGGTGTACCACCAGGAGTCACTATTGCGGTAGCACTCGCGGTCATACCGCCAAGGGTTGCCGTGAATACCGCAAAGCCCTCTGACCGAGCGGTAACTGAAGCAACAAGCCCGCCAAGCGGAGCGGACAAGACAGCAAACTCGGTGACAGTTGCAGACGCTGAAGCATTAAGACCGCCAAGCGGAGCGGACAAGACCGCAAACTGTGTGACACTCGCAGACGCTGAAGCACTCAGCCCACCCAGACTTGCTGACGCCGTTGCCGTCACGAGGAACGGTGAGCCGTCTAGAACATCTGTGCCATCAAGAAGACTTGTGTCAAGAATAAAAGCTGGAGCAGATGGGCCGCCCAAACCGTAGGCGACATTATCTAGATTCGAAAGATCTAACTCGAATCTGATTACCGCCATAGCGGATTAACTTGCGACAGTTAGCGAAGCGGAAAGGTTGCCTGAAGTGATCGTGTAAGTGTCGCCCGCTGTGTATGCGCCTGCGGTGACAGAACCTGAGAAAAGAAAATTACCTGCCGACACATCATCCCAAACAGTGAAGTGAGTTGCATCTTGCGAACCTGAAATGTTCGTCCAAGAAATATCCGCATCTGAAGCGATCGCACCGGCAGAAGCCACGGCAAAGGAAATTGATTTGCGCGTAGTTTCAGTTGCAGGGTTTGCGGTACCAGCCGCACCAGGATCACCGACATGAAGTTTCACATACGGCACAGCAACTCCAAAAGAAGTGTTGTTGCCTACCGCGTTGAGGATTGCGTTGCAAAGATAATTTGATAAACCGTGTGCCATCAGTCCTCGGGCCGTTCAGTGATGGTGAGAATCCTTCCATCAGCATCACGCTCAACGGTGCGAATGGTCGGACGGTTCTCAGGAATGTTCACGCGCACGACAGTCTCAGGCACATTGATGACAGGAGCAGCGACACTGACTTGCGCTGGTGGGACATTGACCAAAATCTCTGGCATGTTCACACTCACATCACGTTGGCTGACATCGTAAGACGGAGCAGGGTCGGCGACAGGTTGCAACATCGTCGGCGCGACACCCGTGTGCTTGATCGGATCAATGTCCAAAGCCTTCAACACCGCAGCAGGTTC